GGATTACTGGAATTTCGTCTGACGAACCTCTCTGTCCCTGAAATCGTTATTACTCGGCGGTATCTGGGAACGTTAACGACGCTCGAGTCGGCTATCCCCGCCGCATCGGACAATCTCGATACCGATCAGGCGTCGATGTGGACCAGGAACAAGGACGAACCACGCGATCGCCTTCGCCTGCTTGATGATTGGCGGCGACGGCTGTGCGGTTTCATCGGCATTGCAGCAGGCCCTGCGCTTTCGAGCGGTTCGGCAACTTTGATAGTTTAAGACATGGATGGCATTAGACTTCAGGATCGCTTGTATCTGGGATTGGGACGGTCCGCCCGTTATGTCGGACGAACCGCCGACGCGTTTCGCCCAAGGGGACCGCTCAATCCTTTGGATCCGCAAAACAGGTTTTTGCGGTTACCCGCGGCGTTTGTGTCGGCCAAAGGCAGTGCAAGCCAGACAAACGTTTACGGAGATGCTCTTTGGCGAGGTATTTTCGATGCCAGTTACACGCAAGTGGGCGATTATCTTGTTCTGGAGTCCGGACGCTTCTTTGTTGCTTCCCAGGCTCCCTTGCTGCCCATTTTATGCGTTCGGGCCAATCGCACGGTTTCCATAGCCCGCCCCAACATGCAGACCACCACCGCCGCCAATTCATACGGCGGATATACCTCAAGCAGGTCAGTGATCTTAATGGAAGAATGGCCCGCGAGCGTACTGGGTGAAAACCGATCAGCCGCATCAGACACCGACTTGCCAACCGATCAAACGATCCCTTATTGGGCCGTGCTCCTTCCCGCTGCTGCCGGTGTTGTATTATCATCCGGTGACATCATCACCGATGATTTGGGTCGAACCGCTGTCATCACCGGAGCGGAGTTGACCAATTTGGGTTGGCGGATCAACGCGAAAATGGCGACGACCTAGATGGCGGATATTTCCGACGTCGAACAGGCTGTAGCCGGTGCTGTGACATCGATATTGTATCCCGAAGGATCCTCGCAATCCAGCATCTTAGGAATATTGTGCCGAATATACCGTGGTTGGCCTAATTCCGCGACGCTCAACGCAGATCTCAGTGGCGGTATCGTCAATGTTACGGTTGCAACGGACAATGATCCTGGCCGGGTAACCACCCGCTATCTTCCCGAGTGGAAGACCGCAGCGAGCCAACCTGGCATGGCAGCCGACGTATCCGGTTCCACGGTAACCATAACTGGCACCCCGCTCGCCGGCGATATTGTTGGCATTTTGATTGATCATGAGGCTTGGGCGTATCGTATTCGGACGGGCGATACGCCGAGCCTTGTTGCGTCCAACTTGAACCAGTTACTTCCGAAAAATCTGCTGGCAAGTGTTCAGGGAACGACCATAACGGTGGCCGGAGCCCCTTCGATCTTGGTCAGAGTCGTTTGTGACAAGGCAACCTCATTCGAAAGCCGGCGTCAGGAGAAAGATCTTCGGATCATTTGTTGGTGCCCAACCCCACCGGTGCGCGATGCCGTGGCGGCTGCGATTGACTCGGCAATCAATCAAATGAGCTTCCTGCCTCTCCCGGATGGCACGTCAGGCCGAATTACCTATCGAAATACGGCGGGTTACGATCAAGCCCAGAATGCCCTGCTTTATCGAAGAGATCTTGTCTACACAATAGAATATCCCACAGTAACCATCATTCAGCAGCCATCAATGCTATTCGGCGGTTCAGAGATAAATGGCAATATTACATACGGTTAGGTATTTACCATGATACAACATCTTGTTGTTCTAAAACCGTTCCTGGGATTCGTCCGTGGCGACATCATTTCTGATGCCGAGAAAATCCACGATGTCCTGACGACGGAATACAAGAAATTCATCACTAAAGTCGCCCAACCCACCGTGTCGAAAGGTTAGCCAAAGTGCCAATCGCACAGCAAGGTAGCGTCAACACAACGTCACTGATTGTTCCCGATCTGTATGTGCAGATCGTGCCACCTCAGAATTTAGTCCTGAACGGCGTTCCGACAAATATCGTGGGCGTCGTCGGCACAGCCTCTTGGGGGCCGGTCGATGAGCCGACGATTATCGGCTCGATGGCCAGCTATGCTCAACTATTCGGTTCAATCGTTCCGCGGAAATATGATCTGGGCACACAGGTGGCTACTGCGGTGCAGCAGGGCGCCCAGAATTTCAGATGCGTTCGGGTTACGGATGGCACGGATGCGGCCGCTCAAACGATCGTCCCAGGATCGAACGCGAGCTTCACGGCGATCTATACGGGATCCCTCGGCAACCGCATCACCATTACGCTTGGGACAGGTTCACAGCCCCATAGCTGGAAACTTTCAGTGCTGCTCCCTGGCTTTACCCCCGAAGTTTACGACGGCTTGGTGGGTAACGGTGCAGCGTTCTGGACGGGCCTAGCCGCAGCCGTCAATAATGGATTGGGGCCGCAACGTGGGCCCTCAGCGCTTGTGGTAGTCAGTACCGGCGGCACGACCGCCTCACCAGCGCCGTTCACCCTTACCTTAGGTGCGTCAAGCGCTGGGGCAGACGGAGCCCTATCGGTGGGCAGTTCCCAACTTGTCGGCGCCGACACCCCGAACCGCAACGGGATGTACGCCTTGCGGCAACAGGGTTGTGGCATCGCGTTGCTGGCAGACTGCGACGATGCAACAACTTGGACGACGCAGGCCGGCTTTGGTTTACAGGAGGGTATTTACATGATCCTCACAACCCCAGCGGGCGATACGATCGCCAATGCCGTCACCACGATCGCAGCCGCGGGTTTGAACAGCTACGCTGCCAAGCTCATGTTCGGCGACTGGTTGTGGTGGTCAGATCAAGTAAACAACACTATCCGGCTCGTCTCCCCTCAGGGCTTCGCAGCCGGACGCCTGGCCAATCTCTCGCCGGAGCAATCTAGCCTGAACAAGCAGATTTATGGGATCATTGGCAGTCAGCGGACGGGCACGCCCGGCTCTGGCCAGAATACGACCTACTCATCGGCTGATCTTGGTGCGCTTTTGGAGGCTGGGATCGACGTGATTTGCAATCCCCAGCCGGCGGGTTCCTTTTGGGGCGTTCGTGGTGGCCTCAATACATCCTCAAATCCCGCTATCGACGGGGACAACTATACTCGGCTGACCAACTACGTCGCCGAGACGCTGGCCGCCGGCATGGGCCAATACGTCGGGCGGGTTATCAACAGCAATCTGTTTAATCAAATCCGATCAACGCAGTTGTCGTTTCTTAACAATATGCTGGGGCAAGGTTTGCTGGGTAGCACCGATGGCTCGCTGCCATTTAGTGTGATCTGCGATACCACGAATAATCCGCTTTCCCGGACCAGCCTTGGGTATGTGCAATCCGATGCCCAGATCCAATACCAGTCGATCAATGAGCGGTTTATCGTCAACGTCGAAGGCGGCCAAACGGTGCAAGTGTCTCGACAGACCCTGCCCACCGGTCAGGTTAACTAGGAGATTATGCAATGGGATTGACAGCATTCTCGATCGGCCGGGACACCCAACTGGTCGTGATGGGGCCTAACGGACGGGTCGATATCAGCCATGTCACAGGGTTCGAAAGCCGACAGCTTACGAGCCCGATCCGCATCAGCCGGTTAGACGGTAAACAGCTTGGCGCAGAACTTCCCAAAGGCTGGGAAGGTAGCTTTGAGGTTGAAAGGGGAACGTCCGCACTGGATGATTTTGTTTCCTCCTTGGAGCAGAATTTCTACAATGGCGGCGGAGCACAGACCGGCACGATGTACCAGTATATAACCGAAACTGATAGTTCCGTTTCGACCTATCAATTCGACGACGTTGTATTCAAGCTTTCCAGCGCCGGCACCTGGAAAGGTGACGCCAGCGTCAAGCAGAAGCTTGAATTCTACGCGACCAGGAAGCGGCGCATCTGATGACTCCGTCTCGCACCATCATTCGCGAATCCACCAAAACTTTCACCACTGTTGACCAAGCCGGACGTCGCTTTTTATTGCGCCGCCTAACGGCACTCGACACCCTTCGGCTTTTCAAGGCCGCCGGACCGATGCTGGCTCAAAACGAGGCTTGGTTGTCGATGGCCGGGTTGGTCTTCGCGGTCCTGGAGATCGATGGGGTACCCATTCCAGCGCCGGCTACCGAGCCCCAAATCGAGAGCCTGATCGAACGATTGGGCGATGGGGGCTTAGCTGCCGTCGTGGAAGCCATCAAAGATGCCCCTGTGGACTCTGACCCGGGATCCCAGGTGGGAAACTTGC